CAGATGAGATAGTAGGATATACAGAACTAAAGAACTGATCAGCGATATGATTCGGAATGAAAGCGAATTCATCCAGAAATATAACATTAAACGACATACCCCTAACAGCACTTGCACTAGTACTTGCAGCAAGGATTTTAGATCCATTTTCCAACTCCAAACTTCCTTTGTTCCACCCCACAATACCTTGTTGCATCCACTTAGGTAAGTTTTCATAGGAAAGTTGTAACCTTCCAAGCATCTCCCTAGCAGTTGCTGCTTTGTTAGCAAGTATTGCTACGTTCACATTATCATTAAACAGTACATACCATAGCAAGTATGATGTAACGACTGTAGATTTACCAGACTGTCGTGGTAACTTTGCTATGTTAAATCTGTCATCATGAAACTTCTGTACCATGCCCTCTTGGAAATCATACAGGTCAAAAGGTATCAAACCTTTATCCAGTGACACAATTCTAATGTGTGTTCTAATAAAATGTACAGGATCTTGGCTGCACTTAATAAACTCTTGCACCTGTTCGGGTGTAAAGTTAGTTGCAACGTTCGCCTTTTTAAGGTTGGGGTTACCTAGATATACATTTTCGTTAGCCATTTAAGACCATTCCCTCTTTAATTGTCTGATGTCATCAGTACCAAATAGTGCTCTACATTTCTGTTCAGCATCCTGACGTAGGTTAGATTCACAGAGAAACTCAACCTTTACCAGTCGGTTAGATCCGTACAATACTTGTGCAGACCACCTAGTACTATCCATTTGGTAGAGTACCTTGACTCCTACGTATCTCACGTAGTTCCTCGAAGTTCTTTTTCTTTGTACCTCCGTCATACTCCCACGCATAACCTTCCTTAATCATCTGTTCATTGAGTGATACAGTATCATCGCCAATGTATAACCAACCAAGAAGCCTACCATACTTACCCATGCCACCTTTAAGTTCGGTTCTGATAGTAAGTTCGTGCTCTCCACTCAAAGTATCCTCCAACGTTGCTTTCATCCAGTTAGTTGCATCTATTCCCAATGCCTTCTCTTCCAAGTCTCTTGTTCTTTTCTCTGGCGTATCAATTCCTGCAATTCTAACTCTTTCTTTCTTGTATAAATCAAACCCAAGATCAATGGTGACATCAATAGTATCTCCGTCAACAACACGATTAATCTCCGTTACTCTAAAGTTATAGCAGGACTTCCTACTTGGTGGAATCATCGCTCCCATCATTCATCTCCGCAAAGCTCATCTTTAGTATATAGACGATATACCAAGTGACTATTATGAGAAGTATCCCAACCATAATATTCACTCCCCAAACTACTTGCATGCTTCTCTTATTTGATCGTTAGTTAATTCTACGTCACCTAGCATCTCTAATTGCAATCCATCTGCATCTACTATTACATCATCCTTATTCTTACGAGCATGTAACCAATAGTATGTACCATCTTCTCTCTTATAAAAATAACTGGTGTTGTGTGAGTCTATACACGCTACATTTATCAACATACTCACTTGGTTTCTTCGATTGCTTCTTTGACAATCTGTTTAAGTTCTCGTTTCTGTCTCTTACTAAAAGAATCTGTACCAAACTTATTGTCTATCCATTTCTTTCCATACCAGAATACAAATAAACAAATCATTAAGGCAAAACCGTCACCCCAAGAGAGGTTCCATGCCCACTGAAAAAATTGCCACATAATTATCTTTTAGTTGTAGAACTCTTTGTCCTATTTATTATGGTGATGAACCTGTCAGCAGCAAACGTACCTGCTAGACATACATCTATTTCATCACCTTCTTCCCAATTAATATCACCATTCTTTTTGGTGTGTTGCATTGCAACTTGGATTTTGTCGATTACTTCTTGTGTTAGTCTCATTCGCCTATAGTGTGGATAACAGGGTTTTCATTCTTTAGTATATCATATAATTCTTTATCTTCTGCTGCTGATACAGGAATGAACTCCGTCTCAGCATTAAAACCTTCGTATCTATGTGCCTGATTGATCACAATAGAACCATTCTCTCCTGATGTAGACCTGTGGTATGTACCTTTTGGTAGATATAACGCACCACTTTGTCTTCTCAGATATATTATATGGTAGGGACATTTAAAGTTAGAGTTTACTATCTCAAAAGTTCTCATACCATCAATGACTCTGTTGTAATCATCTTGATATCGATGTATATAAAATTGTTTAGCACCCACAAAATCATCTGGGGGTGATGTGGCAGCACCTTTATGTACTACAAGGTCAGTTGCATTACATTCCTCTACAGATATATCGTAGAAGGTAACATCATCGGTTTCTTTAAAGACACGATGCTTTCTAAAAATTATACTACTCATACTTGGTTAGATCACAATCAACTAGGATTTCTCCTACATACTCTACTTTAGCAGGTTGTCCTATTTTTTGCAATATATCACCAGGTATCTTCTTCTGACTAATGTCATAAGGTATAGGTGCATTTGCTACACATACTCTTACACATTCTAATTCTTCTCTAGTCAAAGGAACCATGGTAACAATACCATTGTTGTGATCCCAATCAATTTTTGTCATTCTGATGTTGTAATTTTTGTACTACAGTTTCTTTCTGCATAGGTGCTACATCATTGAGTCCTCTTGCATCAAACCATGGTGCATCTTCCCAATCAAATCCTTCACCGAAGGTATTGTCAGGTGACATGACATACCAATGACACTTAGCATCAGGTATATCTACAGCACACACTGCCCAATCGTCTGCCCATTGTGGTACTTGTACGTACATCACAGGTAGATGATTAGCAAATAATGATATGATGAATGAGAATAAAATCATGTTAATATTTAGGAATATCAAACAGCACATCATTAATATACACTTCTGCCCACTCTTTGTCAAACCATTTTGTTAATACCTGCATAGTTTTCTTATTTTTTCTCTGACATTTAGCGTACCATATCTGATCATTATATCTAATCATTGTCTTTATCCAGTTCCTTCCTTTACGAGACTTATTTACTAGAGCACAGTATACCTCTAGATATTCTTTGACTATTCTAATGAACTGTTCTTTCTCCGAATCGTCTTGCAGTCTTACAAACTGAACGAATGGTGAGAACACATCGTCACCCCATGAAGGTATTGCTCTCCTTTGTTTAAAAGTATATGAGTTAGATATCCTAGATAAGTCTTTGTTTAATGCTGTTACACCCTTAATAGGTGACACATCTACTATTGCTGCAGTAATTATATTGTTCACAGAGACTATATCACACCCGAAGATTGGAATATTATAGTGTGGATCTGGCCAGTATACTGAGTGAACTATCTCTAGAGGTCCTGCCTTTGCAGTTTCTAGATGTACCCTACGTAAACCATCACACTTAAACATCTCATTCTTAATACTCAGATCGTCCTTTTTAATTTCATCCATCTGGGTATCATAGGGTTGTAAGTCTAGACCCTTCCATGAATCACGTATGACTTGTACAAGTTCACGCATAACTAAAAAAGAATTCTTTGATTAACTTTTCAGATCTTTCCTTACCAAATGATCCACCTAGGTATCCAGATATAGGATCTAGTCGTATCATATATGAATCAAAATCTTTATATAAATCTGTATCTTCACCAGTAGGTTTTGCTTCCTCTATCATATCTCTATAGAGGGTAAGGTATTTGATGAACATCGGTAGATGATCATTTACCTCTGACATAGTACAGTATCTAACGTATATGTTTTCGGAGAAGTGATTACCTGGTTCGAAGAACCTGTATGTACCATCTGCTTTGGGTAACTCAGGATGTGAAAACAGGAATTTTTCTACAGGATGTTGGAAGTCAAATACTATTATAACTTTCTTCTCAAAGAATCCCATAAGATCCATACCAAAACAAGGAAGGTTATGTCCTGTCTTAGGGTAGATTACATTGTTGTGGATATTTAATTTATCATTCCAAATGTCTACGTGTCTAGACTTGATAAGATACTGACCAGAGTATAGGTCTGCAGTTAGATTAATACCTTTGTCATTAGTCCAATTGGTATGCTGCTTCTCAAATTTTAAGTCTGGAAAGATCTCAAAGACTGCTTTCCTATACTCTGACCATAAATCAATCCCTTTGTCTCCAGTCATCACTCCTCTCCTGATGAAACCAGTCTACCACATCTTCTGGTTTATAGAAACCCCTTCTGTGATTCCCTGAATCGGGGTCGCCAATATTCAGAGAGTTAAGAAAAGACTCGTCAGGATTAGTACTCATCCTACGAGCCGTGTTAAGCATACCTCTTGCTGAGGTATTTGCTTTTGCTAATTTTTGTGCCCAAATTATATCTTCTATACTTACCTCTGCTCCTGATGCAATGTCCTTGCATATTTTTTCCATCCTTAGACGGTATTGAGTAGATAACATATATTAATGTGTAGTATTAATATAATTTATAATACTTAAGTACTATGTCATCAAACCCAAGCAACTGGTACCAGTGTGATTAGGGTACATGCAATCAATCCGAAGATGACGCAGGCTGATGTTAGTGGTAGTTTTTTCATTAGTCCTCTTTAATACAGTATTCTGCTTGATGTGGATTTTCCCATCCACCTAGGTCTTCACGTGCTTGCCTAATGGCATTGTATGCATCGGATGCATATTCACAGATCTCATGATGTGTGTTTTGGTTGTCATGAAAACCAACCGTATAATGTGACATTATTATAAATCAAATACCTAAGTATTTATTTCAGATACTTCTCGATCACTGATATTTGGTCATGATACTTAGATATATGATCTAGTTCTATACAGATAGCACCGATTATATCAGAGTGTTCACCGATACCTGCAGGGTTTTCCAAATAGACATTCACATTTGCTTTGTGCATTTCTATTTCGCCATGTGCATGTGCTAGTACCGCACGTAGCAACTGCTCTCTCATGTGTAGTGCCATTACTTATTTTTATGTATCTACTAGTATATATGGTTTATTCTCATTTGTCAACTGCTATTGAGAATCAGTATCAAATACCACTACCATCGTCAAACATATCTATCCCTTCCAACTCGTCCATAAACATTTCTCTCTTGTTCCATGTCATACCACTTGTAGATCCTAGACATGGATTTATGCAATGAGGATACTTCACATCATTGCAGACTAAACCTGCCAAATCATGTGGACATGCCATCTTTCCTGTAGCCCAATACAACTGACCATCGAGCCAAGTTGCACCGCAACCTGAGCAAGTCCTTATCATGCTCCCCTATTCATAGCAGGGTTAGCAGAACATGAATACTCATGTCTCTTTATCCACTTCTCTGGATCTACATCCTTCCTAGCGGGTGGTTTCAGACCACAATACTTGCACTTATAAGTTAGGTTAGCCATAATGATAACTTGGTTTGTTGGTTTTCTTCTGAAGTTTTCCGCTTCTAACTTTTGTGCCAGAAGTTTCTCCATCACCAGTCTTACTTTTACCTGGCTTTGACTTACCAATATTTATGCTTGCTCCAGTCTTCTTACTTTGGGTATCATGCAACCTTGCAGGTTTGTTTTTATCCTTAGTGATTACTGATTCCTGTCCATGCTTACGTCCTAAACGACGTGTAAGTTTTCCGAACCTACGCTTAGACATTCCTTTACCAGGTGAGGTTTGGTAAGATACTTCTCTTCCCGTTCCTTCTTTCCCGTCATCACTTTTATACTTGTACTCACCTACACCTTTCTTATATCCTATTCCTTTTTTCTTGAGGTCTTTCTCTAGCCCCTTTCTAGAGGCTTTGTTCTTTTTTTCATCTGTACCTCTGTCAGCACTGATGTTACCTGTTACCTGACTCTTAGACTTACTCAACATACGACTAGTAGGATTACCTTCCTTTAGGAAATCACCTAATGAAATCTTACCTGCCTTGACGCATTTAGGTACAGTCTTACCACCTTTCTTTTGGGTACCCATTCTCTTGTAACCAGTCCAACACTTACTTGCACCTACATTCTTATTTGCAGTTGCCATACTTCCTTCTTCTACAAACTTAACAGGCATTGATACTGTACCTTTACCTGGCACATACTTTGTAGTTCTAGGGTTCTTAGGATCGTCACTCTTAAAGTCTTTATGAAGTTTGTTGTATGCCTTCTTGGTCATCTTCACTTCTTCATTACACTTCCACTTATCCAACGCTAATTTTTTACGAGTTGGTTTACCATCTTTCATCATAGGTCCTTTGACTCCACCCATGCGTGCACAGAATGATCTCTTTCTAGGACCACCTTTAGGTTGTGGTGCTTT